CAAAGAAGACGAGCCTAAGAAATCCAAGAGCAAGTTCAAGTTTGGTGGCAGTGTTTACGAAACACTGGATGCACAACTAGAAACTCTAATCACAGAAGGCATGAGCGTCACTGTGAACATGAGTCAAGATGATGAACACGGTGAAGATCGTAAAAACATCACTGTGAATGCTGACGGAGAAGATGCTGATCGTCTAGCAGAACTGCTGAAAATGGCCGGCATCAGTCAACAATCCAGTGGATGTGGATGCGGCCAGTCACCATGCGGTTGCGACGTGATTGACGAAAACGATCCCAACTGGCCCAGCAACACTGAGACCAGTGACAATGCACTGCAATACTCCGGTGGATTAAACGGTCCCAAGTCCACAGGACAATCTACTATACCAGTGCTGGCAAGTCAACTGCGTAGACAAGTCAGCATGGAAGAAAGTGCAAAAGTTGAACAGAACCTGTTGAACTTATACCGAACATTTGGAAAGTAAAAAATGCCTATTCAAGTAATCAACACCGCAGGCAACATTGTGTGGACCACAGACAAAGCATCTATTGCTGCCAACAGCACTGATGTCACATACCAAGTGTTTGCCACAGCACTGGGCACTGCCACCGCTGAGGGTAACTTGTATGCCAACGTGGTTTCTGTTCCATCAGGAACTGTACAAGAAATTTATGTTGGTGCAGGCAATCGTCTTATCCTGGCTGGTGCTAATGTAACTGCCACAGCCCTGGGCACAGCAAGTTCTGCACAGTCCAGTGTGTACAACGCTGCCGGTTCATAAACATGCGAGCCCACGAGTTTCTCATTGAGAAACAGGTTGGCAAGATTGGTCAACGACGGAGTCGAGCCACTGTTGGACTCAACAAGTTCAGAGACAAAGATCTAGCCGATAGAGTGTATGAACTCAATCGAGTCATGATGGCTGCCGCTTGTACCGATGGCACATTTGTTCCAACAATAGATCATGAATCCTGGGCCGGTCGCTACAACGTGGCCATGCCCTACACCGATGTTGAACAGGACATGATAGAAAAAGCATTCCAAGCTGTGGGTTCAGATTACGAAGACCTCAATCACGGTGACCTACGCAGCCAAGAACTAGAGTCTACCAACAAACGCAGTCCTGTACAAGGTTTCAAAGGATATCCCCGATGAGAGCCCGTGAATTCATAGCAGAGCAACAGGGACTTCCGCCGGAAACCAAAGAACCTTTGCGTTACACCTACACTTTGCCCGGCCTGAGTTCATCTGACCCGTACAAAACATATCGAGTAGGTGTGGCACTGGCACGAGCACGTAGTGACTCTATAAAAGACGATCTAAATCCGTTTATGCCTGCATGGTCAGCCGAAACAACATTTGGTGAACATGCAGTTGTGGCCGGTATGAACGCTGACATAGCACAAGTTATTGATCAAGCTCTAGCAATGACCAACACGTCAGGCGGCAAGAAATTAGTATCCACACCCAAGAGTGACGAGCCTGCGTTTGTAGTGACACAGAGCCCGGTAAAAGCGTTCAAGGGATATCCACGATAAATGGCCAATCCACCACCACCATACGACGACATCACTGGCATTAGTCGTGCTGTAATGAAAGACAACGCACAAGTAACAATAGAAAACTACAACGGCAATGCCAGACCTGGTGAGTTAGTAGTTGATCAACTTACTGATCAAGTGTTTATTGGCAACAGCTCGGGTGCATTGACACAAATTGCTGCCGGAATTACCAATGGTGGCAATGCAGGACTTCCTGTGGGATTTTTGCAATTGGCCTACAATCCCACCACTGGCGAAATTGTGTACTACACCTAATAGGTATCCTTATGAAAAAACTTTTAATTCTTTTAGCACTTGTGCCTTGTCTAGTACTAGCACAACCCAAACAAAAGCCCGGCGTTGTTTATGACGCTGTGATCACTAGAGTGATTGACGGCGATACTGTGGGCATTGCAGCCACTTGGTTACCTGCTCCACTGAAACCAGAACTCAGCATTCGTGTGTACGGTGTGGACACTCCGGAAAAAGGCTTCAGAGCACAATGCCCTAGTGAAGCACAAAGAGGTGAAGCAGCCTCGGCATTTACCAAACAACTGATTGCCAACAGTCAAAAACGACAAATTGTGCTGATGGACTGGGACAAGTACGGTGGCCGTGTGCTGGGCGATGTCATACTCAACGGTGTTAGTCTGCGCCAACAGTTGATTGCCAATGGATTTGCACGTGAATACTACGGCGAGGCCAAAACAAGTTGGTGCCAATGATACTCCTGTAAATACAGGATGACGACTTTCTACTGTGCCGCGCCCTGGCGTGGCCTACATATAAACCCACGTGGCGATGTTAAAACCTGTTGTGCAGGCGACCCCAACATGTTGGGCAATCTAAACACCAACAACATCATTGAAATTCTTAACGGAGATCTGTTACAGGAAATTCGTGGTAGTATTGCACAAGGCAATCCACACGCATACTGTTCTAACTGTGTGCAAGCAGAACGACTGGGTGGCCGGTCTGAACGTGATTGGCACAACAGCGTAAATCCCAACTTTGATTATGCCACTGCAGGCTCACAATACCACTATCCTGTTATTATAGACATACGCTGGAACACCACTTGTAATCTAAGTTGTAACTACTGCATGGAATATTGCAGTTCAAAATGGGCCAGTCTCAAAGGTATTCCTTTTAAGTCAGGCTCACGTCCTTACTATGAACAAGTATGCGACTTTATTGAACAACACCAAGAACACATACACGAAGTGGCCTTGGTAGGTGGCGAGCCTTTGTTGTTGCCTGAAAATGAACGACTGCTTGATGTTATTCCGCCTGATGCTATTGTGACTCTGATCACCAACATGAGCGTGGATTTAGACAAAAACAAAATCTTTAAAAAACTAAGCCAACGAAATCGAGTTGGCTGGAGCATGAGCTTTGACAACATCGGCAATCGGTTTGAATATGTCAGACATGGTGGTGAATGGGCGTTGTTAAAGCACAACTTGGCTGCAGTCAAAGAACTAATAACCAACTCTGGACACTGGGGCGGCATCCATGCTGTGTACAATATCTACAATGCTACACGGGTTGTGGAATTGCGTGAGTGGGCACAAGAGCAAGGTGTATCGGTACTGTGGCAGAACTTGTTTCAACCTGATTACCTTGATCCGTTCTTGCACGGCCCAGGTGTTGCCAAATTGGCAGCCGCAGAGATTGAACGTTTCTATGCCACAGGATTGGCAACATCAGTTGAACGATCATTCTTTGACAATGCATTAAACACCTATCACAATGTGACACAAGAACAACCTGTAATTTTGCAAAAATTTAAACAGCACATTGCAGAAATTGAAACACAGTATCATCCTGACAAAGCAGGTGAATTTGTGAAATTATGGCCGGAGTTCACCAGTGTTTGAGCATGCACCTTGCCATGTACAGCAACAGCATGCCAGCAAAACACTGCTATGGTGTAGTATTGACAGTGAACAAGAATACAATAAAAATTTAAAAAACACTCGGCAGCGTGAGTTGTTGGCTCATAACGGCTGGATTGATCACAAAATAGAATACCGATACAATGCTCAAGGATTCAGGTCTAGAGAAATTGATCTAGCACAGCCAGGATTTGCTGTGTTTGGGTGTAGTTTTACTCAAGGACTCGGACTTCCGGTGGATGAGCTATACCATGAAAGAATTTCAAAAGATCTCTCACTGCCAGTTGATAATTTTGGTGTGTTTGGCGCATCCAATGGACTGGCATTCAGACTGGCTCACTATTGGTTGCCTATAATCAAACCAAAATTTGTAATTTTACAAACAACTTTTAGAGAACGATTTGAAATAATAAATCAACACAATGTCAGTACTGTGATGTCTCCTGCCTTTTCTCAAGCAGCCACAGTACAGGAAGTTTTTCGCGATTGGTGGTTTACTGACGCTAACAGCATTGCTGACAAACAACGCAATGAACTGGCCATACAACAAGTGTGCCACCAGCTTGATATTCCTGTACTGGTGATTGATGTTGAAGATTTTAGAAATCCTGTATTGGGGTTATCGAGAGATTTAACTCACCCAGGTCCTCCTAGTCATCATCGAGTACATGCGAAAATAATTGATCACTTGAGAAGTATAAAGGATATACATGGCTAAAAGTTTAGAAGGTGTATTGATCAAAGCACCGCACCGGCGGCAATCATTCTCGGAAGCAGAAATAACAGAGTTTATGGACTGTGCAGATCCTACCTCGGGCCCGGCATACTTCTTGGATCATTTCTTTTACATACAGCATCCTACACAAGGCAAGATGTTGTATCATCCATTTGAGTATCAGGAACGATTGATCAATGTGTATCATAATTATCGCTTCAGTATCTCTATGATGCCTCGACAAACCGGCAAGTCCACAAGTGCTGCCGGATACTTGCTATGGTATGCAATGTTTGTGCCAGACTCAACAATTCTTATTGCCGCACACAAGTACACAGGTGCACAAGAGATCATGCAACGCATACGCTTTGCTTACGAACTATGCCCAGATCACATACGTGCAGGTGTTACTAGTTACAACAAAGGCTCAATAGACTTTGAAAACGGCAGCCGTATCATATCAGCCACAACCACAGAAACAACTGGTCGTGGTATGAGTATATCACTCTTATACGCAGACGAGTTTGCGTTTGTTCGGCCCACTATTGCCAAAGAGTTTTGGACCAGTATTAGCCCCACACTAGCAACTGGTGGTAAGGCAATTATTACATCAACACCAAACTCAGACGAAGATCAATTTGCTCTGTTGTGGAAAAGCGCCAACAAGTGTGAAGATGAATATGGCAACCCAACACCCTTGGGCATTAACGGATTCAAAGCATTCCGTAGTTTCTGGCAAGAGCATCCGGACCGCGATGAAGCCTGGGGCGCCAGTATGGAAGCACAGTTGGGAACAGATCGTTTCCGTCGAGAGATTGGTTGTGAGTTCATTATCAACGATGAAACACTGATTGCACCGGCTATCTTGGTTGAGTTAAAAGGTCAACAAGAACCCCTATATAGAACAGGACAAGTGCGTTGGTATAAACGGCCGGAGGCTGGTAAACTGTATGTTGTAGCCTTGGATCCAAGTTTGGGCACAGGCGGCGATCCTGCTGCCATACAGGTGTTTGAAGCCAATACTACCATACAAGTGGCTGAATGGCGCCATAATCGAACAACTATTCCAGCACAGATACGTATCTTATCTGACGTATGTAAACACATCAACGAAACTGTTAAAGATCCCAAGAGCATTTACTACAGTGTGGAAAACAACACCATTGGTGAAGCCGCACTTATTAGTATTGCAGAGTTTGGGGAAGAAAACATTGAAGGCTATTTCCTAAGTGATAACTCTGTGGCTGGTGGCAGTCGTAGAATCCGCAAGGGATTTAACACCACAAACAAAAGCAAACTGTCTGCTTGTAGCAAGTTAAAAATTCTAGTGGAAAGCAAAAAGATGACCGTCAACAGTGCTCCACTGGTATCAGAACTCAAAACGTTTGTAGCACACGGAACAAGTTACGCTGCCAAACCCGGCGAAACAGACGACTTGGTTATGAGCACACTGTTGGCCATACGCATGATGCAGTTGTTACAGAACTATCACACAGAAATGGACTCGCAAATGCGTGATTTTGGCGATACAATGATAGAGCCTATGCCGTTTTTTGCCACATTACGTTAAAGCTAAATTGGATAAATAGAACACTATGGCACAGAATACTCCCGGACAACAACTTTTTGACCTATTGGTCACACGCGGCTTTGACCCAGAAATACTAGACAGCACTGGCAAGCCTGCACCCACAGCAGAAGATGCTGAGATTTACAGTTTTGAATTTGTCAGTTCTGGCGGCACCAACTACGGCACAGTGGTTGTGATGCTGGGAGATGATAAACAACTGGAATTGTTCAGCGGTGACAATGTGGGCCGCGGCATGGACAGTGAAGATAAAACAGAATGGTATGAGTTCCAGCATCAACTTAAAAACTTTGCCACAAAGAACTTTATGACATTTGGCAGTCAAAACATCAACAGACTCAAGTACAGCATGCAAGGTCAGGCAGCACTCAAAGAAGGCCTGTTTGAATCGTGGAACGGCACAAAAAATGTGAGTTGGAATGGTGATCCTGATTCTGTGCGACTAATGATACGTCACAAGCGTCCAATGGGTGTTAACGAAGCACGTTTCCGCCAAGTTGAAAGTTTGTTCTTGGAAACAGCCGAAGGCGAACGCTACAAGTTGCCATTCCGCAACTTGGCCGGCGGTCGCGCCATGGTAGAGCATGTGCGTCAAGGTGGCAGACCCTATGACATGCGTGGACAGCACATTGCCAACATGGTGGAAGAACTCAATGTACTAAGTCGTTTCCGCAGAGCCAGTCATGGCCGTGTGTTTGAAGGCGACACTGCCAATCTGGTAACTCAAACAAACGAGTATCATGCCACAATGAACCGAGCTCTTAAAGGACTATCCTCATCACGTGGATATAACACATACTTTGAAAGTTGGAACCCTGCTGACATAACAGAGCAAGATGTAATCATCGAAGACATTAAAACACTATTTGTTCAAGAAACAATTGATTCGCGAATTGAACAGGCCTTGCCTATCTTGGCCCGTATACAACAACAAGGAACTGCAATGAAAGAAGCAAACATATTTGAAGCCTGGGCTGAAAACCTATTAGAAGGCACATGGGCCACACCCAACACCCCAGAGCAACAGCAAGAACTCATTGCTCTGTTGTCACAAGAGTTGCCAGTTGGTGCAGATGCAACCAATGCAACCGAACAACTATACAGTTTGGTCGGTGACGACATCCTGTTCGATCAACTGCAAGATCTGGCCGAACAAGATGCCAATGCTGATTGCCGTAATTTGGTTATTGCACGTATCAAAGACATGTCCAACAAAGGATTTGAAGATTTTGAGCCAGTGCTAGACGCACTCAGATCAGAACAGTTGGCTCCTGCTACAGTGGCTCCAGAAGCACCAGTAGCCGCTGCACCAGCACCAGCAGAAGTGCCACCCCCTCCTGTGGCCGAACAAGATGATGAAGAATATTCAGTTGATGGCGGAATGAACAATGAACTATTGCAAGATGGCATGCTTGGAGCAGTCCTTGGAGGTGCCGCCGGTGCCGCACTAACAAAGAGCCCAGGTGGTGCAATGACAGGTGCCAAACTAGGCAGTGCCGCACAAGATGCATTTGGTGAAGAAGAAACAGACGGATCATGCAACTACACGGCTGAAGGCGAACACTGCCCAGAACACGGCTTGATGGAGTGCGGCAGCATGTACGAAGATGAACAAGATACAATCGGCCGTTTGCGTGAACTATCTGGAATGAATATGTCACAGCAGGTTGTGGACGAAGAGACTAAACAAAGAGATAAATTCTATTATCAACGCAACGATATCTGGAGAGTCATGGACGGTGACGAAGTAGTTGACGAATACAAGCCAGCACGTTATGAAGTTGTTGGCGCCAAAAAGTTATTGGCTCAATATGATGACGACAATATTGATGTTACGCACGTTATAAGCCCAATGGGAGTTGTTACATACTTGTATGGCAAGCCAGAAGATGACATGGATGAAAGTATGACAGAAGGTATGACAGAAGGTATGGAAGACAGTCCGGTGGCCGGTGCTATTACACGTAGAATTTTAATGCAACGTGCAGACTTACTAAGCAAATATGGTCCTGAAAAAGTAACAGCCGCCATTGATGAAGTTGCAGACTTTGTGGGCGACGTTGAAGAAATTGGCAGCAGTGATGTCAGTGGCTGGATCAAGCAGGTTGAACAATCATTGGGCAACATGGCAGAAGAGGTTGCAGTGACAACCGGTAACCCGCCTCTGGAAGAAACATTCCAAGACGAACTAAATGATCTTAAAAGATTACTAGGCGAAGGGTGGAAAAGCGAACTTGCCGGCGGAACATTAGGCGGTGTTGGCGGAACAGTTGCTGGATCTGCATTGGGTGCATTAGCAACCGGGAGTCCAATTGGCGCAGCGATAGGTGGCGTGGTAGGTGGTGCCGCAGGCGGTACCGGTGGTGCCATGTTAGGTCGCGAAATGTCCAAAGAAGAACAACTAAATGAAATTGCTCCATTGTTGGCAGCAGGCGCAAGAGCTGTTATACCCTTGTTGGCCAAAGTTGGTCCTAAACTGGGTCAGATGGCATCAGGTGCAGGCAAAGCCGGAGCCCAAGTTGCTGGAAAAACAGCCGCTGGCATTGGCCGCGGCACAGCGGATGTCGCCAAATCTGCCGCACAGTCTGCGGCACAGAATGCAGGTCAAATCGGTCTAGGAGTTGGTGCATACCAAGCAATCACCGATGTAGCAGATAAGATGGTTGGCGGGGTTGGCGAAGTATATCGAGACGCTGGGCAAGCCGCCAGTGCGATTGCTCAAGCAGTAGGTGGTGCAATCGACGGAAAAACTATTGCCGAACTGGCAGGAGCCGCAGTTAAATACGCAATTCCAGTTGGTATATTGTTGGCTGTGCTGTACGGTGGCAAAAAACTCATTGACCAAGTAATGGCTGAAGGATTAGCCGGCGCAGCAATAGGAGGAGCCATTGCTGGTGCATCGGGCGGACTGGGAATGGCTCCGCTTGGAGCCCTTGCGGGACACGCTATTGGTGATACCCTAGGATCCACTACATCCAACAAAGGATCTCCCGCTCAAGTTAAAGAAACCACATCATTACAAGGCCAATATGGTCACTCCGGTAAACTGCAAAAGTTTGATGAGACAGAACAAGATGTGCTACACCGGTTGCGAGAACTGTCCGGAATGATTAGATCATAAAATAGTCATTAGAGCAAATGCGTCATAAATATCATTGACGCTGACACTAAAAGCGTGTACACTACTTGTGTGACACGCTTTTTCATTAGCATCACAGGCAACTTAGAAAACATTTTATAACACTAGAAAGGCAACTTAAAATGGCATCATTAGCAGACATCCGAGCACGTCTCGCAGCCTCAGAAGGCAACAACAAAGGTGGACAATCCACTGGTGGTGATAACGCAATTTATCCACACTGGAATATGGAAGAAGGCGCATCCACTACACTACGATTCCTCCCAGACGGCAACACAAAAAACACATTCTTTTGGCAAGAACGAGCAATGATTCGTTTGCCATTCAATGGCGTCAAAGGCGAGATGGAATCAAAACAGGTTTACGTACAAGTTCCTTGTATGGAAATGTGGCAAGAAACCTGCCCAATCCTGACAGAAGTACGCACATGGTTCAAAGACAAAAGTCTTGAAGACATGGGTCGTAAAT